AACTCCTGAAACAACTGTTGGTGAAAAAACAGCAAGACAAGAGCTTGACAGGGCAGTTCAAGATATTTAAAAAATTATTATCTTTGCATTTGGGAACAAAAATTAAATTAATATGGCAAAAGAAGAATCAAAAATAGTAGAAGCTGTTGAACAAGCAGCAGAAATAGAAACACAAGAAACACCACAAAATGAAAGTGATGAAAAGTTTAATCCATTGGCTTTTGCTTCCGATAAACCGATTTCTGAAGAATCAAAAGAGGAAGAAACAACAGAAAATACTGAGGGAAATACAGTTGAGTCTACTGATGGATCTGAAGAAAAATCACAAGAAGAGGAGGGCTGGTCATGGAACAAAGATGAAGAAACTACAGAGGCTAGTAAAGAAGAATCCTACAATTGGGAAGGTGAAGAAAAAAAGGAAGTTGAAAGCAATGAGCAAACAAGTTCTGAAATAAACTGGTCTGATGTTTCTAAAGAATTAGGAATAGAGGGTGCAAGTAAAGAAGAAATTATTAACACATTAAATGATTTAGCACAAAGACCAGAGGTTGATACATCTAACACTCAGGTGGTTCAACTACAAAAATTTTTAGCATTGAATGACAGAGATTTAGTAGGTGAGGAACTAAAAGCTAATGGCATGGATGATGCAGAAATTGAGGAGTCACTAGACAAGCTAGAAGACTCTGGTATGCTTAAAATCAAAGCTAAAGAGGTAAAAAAGGTTATTAACAATGCAATTGAGTCGCATACTAATACCTTAAAAAAACAACAGCAAAGTGCAGCTGCTGCACAAAAGGCTAATGCAGAAAAAGCAAAAAAAGAATTACAAAATACAATCAAAGACATGAATGAGTTCATGGGCGGGAAGGTGACAAAAAAACAGAAAGAAGAAGTATATAGATATGCAACAAGTAAAATGATGGACGATATTTACAGTAGTCATGCCAATGTCGCAGACGTAGCTATGTTCATGCTTTACAGAAAGCAGATTGAAAAAATTCTTCGGACTCAAGGTTTAGAGGACGGCAAAGCCGCTATAATGAATAGTATAGTCTCACCAAACCTTAACACTGGAAAAAGCAAGCCAAACTTTAAAGTAAAGTCTGGTAAGTTTGATCCAAAAGCGTTCATGACAGAGTAAACTTAAATAGTAAGTCAAAGACTGCATAGAGTTGAAAGTTAATTGGACAAAGTAAAATGTTTAATTAATTTAAAAATAAAAAAATGGCTAGAGTTTATACAGGTACCTACGGTTCAGGTACTACGGCCGAGAATGCGTTGAACACAGCTCTAATGCAATACCCAGAGATTGCTAGAACTTTAATTCAACAGTATCCTCGTTATGCTGCGACTTACCTGTTAGAGAGAACAGGAAGATTCGCTACTGAGAAAGTCCTAGGGGACAACTCATTTGAATGGAAAGTTATGGGAAGATATAACGCTCCATCATTTTCTACTGGTTTCTTTAAAGGAGTATCTGCTGATACATCATTTACAAGTTCACCAACATCTACAACTGGAATTATATTAGATGCTGCAGATGCTAATGGTGATGTATTTGAAGTTATCATTGATGGTACAGCTGGAACAAGAACTGGTAATTTCTTAAATAAATTTGATATGGTTAGATTTCAATCAGGAGCTGTTGCTGTTGTATTGGAAGATCCAGTAGCAAACTCATCAGGTTCTGCTGCTTCAACTGATTTCATTGTAAAATTTGAAATGATTGATGCAAGCGCACAGCCTTTGTTAGAAACTGATGTTGCTGATGAAGCTATTATTGCTTCAATTGGATCTGCATTTCCAAATGGATCTAACGGTTCAGATGTAGGTGAAAACTACGTTTATCCTTCAACACACAAGAACTATTTAACTACAATGAGAAAGAAAGTTTCTGTATCAGGTAAAGACCTTACAGATGTTTCTTGGATTGAAAACAATGGTTCAAGACTTTGGTACTTCACTAAAGAGCAAATGATGATGGATGAGTTTATGTATCAACAAGAACTACAAAGATGGTATGGAAGAAAATCAATTACTAATGAAAGTTCAGGTGTTGCTAGACCAGATTCTATTATCAGTTCTGCAACAGGATTATCAGGAACATTAGCAACTTCTATTGTTACTGGTGATGGGCTATTAGCACAAATTGATTCATCTAACCAAGCATCTTATACTTTAGGATCTTTAACTGAAGATATTATTACTGAGTTTATCGCTAAGATATCTCTTAATGCTACTTCAGCTGAAGGTAATGAGTATGTTGTAATGACTGGTACAGAAGGAAGATTAGCGTTCCACAGAGCTATGAAAGATCTTATTGTTGCTCCTGCTGGTGCTTTCACTGGTGGTTCAATGCAAGGTGTAAGTGGTGATGTTGATTTAGGCGCTAACTTTACTTCATATAGTGCATTGGGTAATAAAATTACTATTGCTCACTGCCCAGTATTTGATGATCCAAATTTACATTCTGTTGCTGGTGGAACTAACTCGTTTGGTGACAACAGATTAAAAGAGTCTGCAAAAATGGTATTCCTAGACTTCGGAAGAACATCAGGTGTTTCTAACATTGAGATGGTTACTAAAGGAGCTGAAGGAACAAATAGAAGTATGATTAAGAAGTATGTAGCTGGTATGGTAAACCCTTATGACCAAAGCGCAATTTTGGCTGCTAATGCAGATGACAAGTTTGAAGCACACGTGCTTTCTGAAACTGGTCTTCTAGTTAGAAACCCATTGTCTTGTGGTATATTGAGTGCATCGTAATTATTAACCCTTAAAAATTTAGAAATTATGCCTAGAGCTTTTTTAGGATTTGTTAAAGACGCAGATGATGGTGCTTATGTATCTGTTGAAAAAATACACCACATAGAAGTAATAAGCGCTACCGCAGTTGATGTTCATTTCGCAGGAGATGACGGAGGTGCAGGTAGTGTTGAACTGACATGTACTTCAGGCAAGGCTGATGACGTAGCTAAAGAAGTAGCAAGAATTGCTGCAACTGCAAGCGGTGTCATTACTATAGCTGATGGTCTGAATAGTGCGTTTGCTCACCCAGATATTACCGCTGTTGCGAATTATAATAAATCCGCATAACAATAAATAACTAACGGAGGTCTGTAGAAGATCGTGCCTTTATGCAGGCCTCTTTTTTAATAACTATAATAAATTTAGAAAAATGGCAATAAAATTTGATTTTAATAAATTAAGAACTGCAATCAAAAAGTTTACAGCAGGAGTTGATACTTCTAACGGTGCTTTAGCTGCTGGTGATGAAGCAAAATTTGCTCCACACATGGTGGTAGCAAGACCTGTTGAGGCATTAACTAACGCATCTGCTGTAACTAGACAATTAACAACAGCAGAATCTGGAACTTTATATACGGTAGATTTATCTGCAGTAGATAATGATATTACAATAACATTAGCTACATCGGCTGGTGTATACTACGATTTTTGTTTTTTAGTTGATAGTGACGATGATGCAGATTTTATATTAACTACTGGTGCTGACGCAGTAGATTTTTATGGAACTATAGCACATGGTGCTGCTAATAGTACAGCTAGAGATGTAGATGGTGATGCTTCTAAGTTAACTATTGACGGAAGTGCTTCTCAAGACCTAGAAGGTATGAGAATAACTTGTCTTTGTGATGGTGCTAACTGGCATTTAACTGGATACAACACTGTTGCTATTGCAACTGCTAGTGTAGTATTATCTGCATCTGCATAATAAATGTAGATATTGAATTAAGGGGGAGCTTTATGCTCTCCCAAAATTCTTTATATTTGTAATATGAATTTTATAGATTTTTTAAAAAGTATAGCTAAAGATCCAGAAGCTTGGGAAAAAAAACAAGTAGAGGATGCTAAAAAAAATCAAGTAAGATTTAATATTGGAGGCAAGTCAGGTTTTAAATGGAAGACTGAGTCTGCTAATAAAACTTGGATAGAAAATGGTAAGGTTGTAAGAGAAAGAAAAGGAAAAACAATAAGCAAATAAGGAGTATTAATTAAAAAAAGAAAAATGAAACACATAGTATTAATCAAATCAAATAATCCAGGCAAGTTTAATTACTGTAAGTTTGGAAATTATAAAGACAGAGAGGGTAGATTAAAAGAACTCATTGATATTAATGGAATAAAAGTATCGGGCTTTGAAATGTTTCAAGCTATAGTTACTTTAGACATTAACAAAGAATATGACAAAAGGTTATATGAATTTTTAAAAGATCATCCATTGATCAGAGGCAAATTTACAATAGAAGATATTTCAAGTAATGAACAGCAAAAAGCCAAAAGCTCTATTGAAAGCGCTAAAGCTATAACTACAGCTAGCAAACTAGAAGAAAGAGATCTAAGAGATTTATCTTTGATTTTAGGTGTAGATAGTAAAATGGAAGAAATGCTGTTAAGAGCTAAAGTAATTCAAATAGCTAATGAGAATCCAGAAAAGTTTATGTCTTACCTAAATGACATAGATAAGGAGCATAGAATATTTTTGAAAAAAGCTTTAGATAAAAAAATACTTAATAAAGTAAATGGTGTTTGGAAACACAATACATTAAATATTGGTTTGACTGAAGATCAAGCTATTGTTTGGTTAAAAGATAATGGAGATACATACGCGCTACTTAAACATCAATTAAGAACAGGTAAAAAAGAAGAAACAAAAAGCCTTGAACTTGAAGAAGTATCACAGTCAAAACTAAATGAAAGCTCTTATATACAAGAAATAGAAAATAGTAAATAATGACATTAACCGAAGCCAGAGCGCAATTAGATATTTTAATAGATAAAGTAGATCAAGCTTATTTTACTGTATTAGAAAAAAATACTTTTTTAAATAAAGCTGGTGTAGAGTATTTTGATAAATACTATAACGCTATGGGTGCTAATCAATTGTTAAGAGATAAGCTAGGTTATTTTATTAAAAATATCTTTATTAGAGGTAAGGCTGGGGTTGCTCCATATGATGATGATCCTACAAGACAAACATATGGTTCTGTAGAAGATTATTTACATTTATTATCAGGAACTGTAAATGGAAAGGTGGCTAAAGTAGTAAGTTGGGAAGATTTTCAATATTTATCTGGAGATAATGGAACAGTAGCTGCTAGTGAAGATCCATATAATAGAGCTGATTATGATCATCCTATAATGACAATAGGACCAACTTTAGCTCAAACTGATCCTAGTATTGATTTTAATCCTAATGGCATATATTATTATCCTCATAATGAGTCGGTTATGCCTGGCGCTAGAGACGCTAAGCTTCAATATGTATTAGATTCAAGCACAGGAGAAATAATACAAGTAACTATTCTTGATCCAGGAGCAGGGTATTTATCTCCTGCAACTATACCTGTTGGAATAGGATTTCTTTCAGGTACAACACCTTTAACCACAGGGACTGGATTGGGTGCTGCATCAATTACAGTAAATACTATAGGGGGTCAAGTTGTTAGTGTAAACATTATAAATGGTGGAGTTAATTATGGTTCTAATTTAGAACTACGAATGCCAAGTCCAACTAGTCTTACTACAGTAACTAGTTCTGATAGTTTGACAATATCATATGTTAGAGAACCAACAAATAGAAAAATTACCAATGAATTTGCACAGCTAAATTCATCTATGGCTCATGAAATAGTTCAAATAGCTGCAAGAATGATGTCTGCAGCAATTGAAAGTTCTAATTATGAGGTACAAAATAATGAATCTAATTTGTAGACGAGTTTCTTTTGCTCCCTGCTGCAAGAATAGGCCGAAACTAGAAATAGTGTAAGCCTATTTTTGTTTACTAGATAAAATTAACTAATTTTGTAAAGCGCAAATAATATTCTATGATTACTCTAAACGAAATAGCATACAATATCAAAAACTTAGCTTATGGTGGTAGTCATTCTACTGAAGAGAGTATTTCATTAAGACAAATAAAAAGCTGGATACATTATCATAGAGCTAAAATTATATCAGATAATTTAAACAGAGGCATGCTAACAAATCATAACTTATTTCAAGTATATGATTTATCTGCATACACTTTATTTGATAAAGTAGTAGCTCAGTATATAGATAACTTTACAGCAGATTTTCGTAATGCAGATCCTACAGACGCTAGTCTGTATGGTGATGGTGGTGTGCGTTATTTAAGTTTAATTCCAAAACAAGGAAGTAATGCAACTTATCCTAATCAAATAAAAGGAGATGTACCAGCCTTTTCTGCAATCACATATGATTCTTCAGGAAATGCTCAAAATACTTTAGCTGCTTTTAGTAGAACCACTTATGGACAACCACAAAGAGACAGGCTGATACAGGGTGATTGGAGAAATAATGGTAGGTTAGTTTTTACTGTACCACAACCATTACCTGTAGATAATTATTTAAGATCTGTAAGAAGTGTAAGTTTATCTAGAAGAGCTGTTTTAGCTTCTAATCCAAACAGACAAGCAGCAAGCACATCAATAATTAATGTACCTATAAGAACAGGTCAAGGTAACTTATATAACCAACAACCATTAGCTAAATTTTCTACAACATCTGGCACAAATCAGTTAGATAGAGATATGGTAACAGTATCTATAACTAATTTACAAGTATCTCCTAACTATATGAATAATACAGACGCATTAGATAATAAATCTGTTGTATGGGTTTATAAAGGAGCTTTAAGAGCAATTTTTTCAGATCCTACAAAAGTTGTAGCTAAAAGAACAAAAATAGGAACTGCAGCACAATATAGAGATGATATAGATCCATATCCTTTACCTATGGAATATGTTAAAGATTTAGTAGAAAGAATATTAGCATTAGAAGTAAGAACTGAATTAAGTATGCCATCAGATTTAATTAATGATGCACAAGATTCTACAAAACTACAAGGAGGTGGGGCTTAAATATAAAGATAAATATACATCTATTAGAGATATATATAATAGTATAAAGAAAAATTTAAATATACCATATACAATATATTATAACATTATTAAAAAATTTTGTATGATATTGATTAGAGATATGGTGGCTAGAGACAGAAAAGTTTATTTACCTAATAGTATGGGGTTTATGTATTTAGCAGAAAAAGAACATAAAAGAGCTTTTCATACAAGAGTGGACTATAAAAAAACAAAAGAAACAGGAAATATTGTAACATATCAAGTTCCAATATTAACTGACTTTTATAAAAAAATAATATGGGTGAGACCTACAAAATTTAGAAATTGTAAAGTTTTACCTCTTGGATTTTCCAAAAAAATAATAAATTTATAATATGGGTACAGAATTAACAGCACAAAGTTTAACAGTAACAATAACAGAAGCATTAGCTGTAGATCATGCAAATGGATCAACAAACGATATTGACTTTGCACAAACATATACACATACATATGGCAGTATAGCAAATGTAAATAAAAGAATAATTAAATTAGCAAACACTAATTTAACAGAAATAGCAACATTAGGAACTACTACGGCAGATGGTGCTTTTGTTAGAGCTGATATTAGATATATTAGAGTAACTAATTTAGACTCCTCAGATACACTACAAGTTGGATTAGATGATGAGAGTGATGATGCGGCTTATGTAGAAGTTGCTGCAGATAGCAGTATTATATTTACAGGTACAAAATGTGAAGGAGGTAATGGTGGCACAACCCTAGATAATGCAACAGCATTAAAGGTAAAAGGAAGTGCTAATCAACAACTAGAATTATTTATAGCATCAGTATAATATGTATATAGACGCATTAACATTATTTACAGCAGTTGCTAGAAATTTAGGGCTGCCAGACTATAGGCATTTTGAAGACGCTTGGTTGGAATGGGCTTTTGAAGCTGAAAAATTTATAGGCAGTAATGAAACATATCAGATAGCTGAAGCATCATATACTAAAACAGGAGCAAAAGCATCAGCCACTTTTACATTTACTGGTCAGCCTGAATCAGGAGATTATATAGATTTAAATGGTGCAAGACTATATTTTAGAAATCCCACAGATTTAGGTGGAGCAAAATCACCAAATGAATTAACAATAGGTACAACTTTAACTGAAACATTAAATAATAATGATGCATCTGAGCCAGGTCTTTTAGAAAAATTGACTGGAAATTTTCTTGGTGCAGGTGGGGGTGTGGCTTCAGTACTACCAAATACACCAGCCTTTGTTTATCCTGAAGCAATACAGCGAGCAACGTATGCTGTTGATACTACAGCTAAGACACTAACAGTTACAGCAAAAGAAATAGGAATAAAAGGAAATAAATTTGAAGTGGGTGTTAAGTCTAGTAATATTACTGTAGACTCTAATTATTTATCTGGAGGTAAAGGTGTATATGCAAATCAACAAATTAAATTACCAGAAAATTTAATTAAACTTTTAGCTGTGCGTGTTGGATCAACAGATAAAACACATCAACACAAAGAACTTAGAGAAACCTCTTCTATACATACAGGAAGATTAGGTAAAGATGCAAATGATACAATACAAAGAGCCTTTAGATACTATATAGAAGGCAATCGTTTAAATATAGGACATGATAATTTAGATGATATAGTAATATCCTATTTAGAGTATCCAACTGATTTAAGAGGGTGGCCTATGTTTAAGAAGTCACACACAACGGCAGTGGCTCACTATGTAATGTGGCAACATAAATTAATAGATTATTACAATGCAAAAGTACCACAATATATTATAAAAGATTTAGAACGAAGATGGTATCAATTATGTGCAAAAGCTAGAGGCGATGATAATATGCCTTCATCACCACAGATAAGACAAATAGGAAATATGTGGAATACTTTAGTACCATTAACAAATAATAGAGGTTTAATAGATTTCTAGTATGGCTCAAAAAAAACAATTAAGTAGAGTAGAGGGATTTACTCATGGATTGGTTACAGATCCTGATCCAAGATTTCAAATAAAAGGTAGTTATAGTAAAGGACAAAATATAAGACTAACCAATAAAACTGGAGAAACTTTTACTGTAGAAAATATAGATGGTAATTCTTTAGCCATAGATTTATTTAAATTACAAAGTCAATCTTATAATAATGCTACAAACGGAGGTATATTAGGCACAAGACCAGATATAGACACACAAGGTCCAGCGTCACCTGATTTTGTATTTTCAGAAATATATTCAGATCCAAATAATACTGATGAATTGGGTAATGTTGTTGGTGAATTTTATCCAAGCCCTCGTAATCCAGTATCAGGTAGCCCATACTCACTCACTAACACAGGTCCTTCAACAAATAATAGAAATCAAGGAATATTTCCTTTTTATAGAGATAATTTACCTGTAGGTACTAATATTGGAAATGTAGGCATGAACTCAGCTGCTGCAAATCAAGCTAATATTGTAGGAAGTATATCAGTTGGTAATGAAATATATTTAGTTATAGTTATAGCAGGATTTCAAGAAGACACAACAAGAACTATATTTTTAAGATTAATTTTAAACAGTGAACAAAATATAGAAAGAGTTGAAGATTTATTAGTTTGTTATAGTTTTCTAAATGATAAATATCCTGAATTAAATATGGATATAGATTCTCCAATAAGACTTGAGGCTCTAGTTGAAAACGAAACAATAACGAGGCTTTATTGGACTGATAATAAAAATCCATTAAGAACTTTAAATGTTAGGCAAGAGGGTAAAAATCAATTACCACCCAATACATTAAATGTAACACCAATGATGAAGCCATCACAACCAGTTTTAGACAAAACATTGAATGGAACTTTACCTACAGGTGTTTATCAATATACTTATAAATATATATCAGCAAATGGTGGTGAAACAACTTTTTCTCCATTGAGTAATATGTATCATACATCAGAGGAGGGGTTTGGCTCTTCAACTGAATATGGTGGATCACCAAGTGGTGAAGTTAGTAGTCAAGGCTTTAGAATAGCAATAGATGATGTAGATCCTAATTTTCAATTTATAGAACTATATGCTTTATTATATGAAAGTTTTAATGTTCCACCTAGAGTAGCATTAGTAGATAGAAGAAATATAAATAATTCTGCCAATAGAGTAACTATTGTACACTCAGAGTTTGATAAAGAAATAGAAAATGGATTAGAAGAAGTTTTAATAGAAACTAACACTTGGGATTTATGTAAAGATATTGCTATAAAAGATAATATTTTATTTGCTGCTAATTTACGATCCAAACAAAATACTATAAGTGAAGAAGAATGGAATGTAAAAGTTTTGAGATATAGGATTAAAGATTTTAATTCTGTAACTGATGCGGCTGGAGCAAAACTTACAAAAGGAATGATTACCAGCACAGATCCATTGGTTAAAACTTATTATAAAGAATTTGGATCTGATACTAGATTATTAATATCTGATACCAATGCTGGAAATGCTGCTTCAGGTACGGCTATAGTTGATTATTTAAATGGTAAAAATTTTGGTGATGAATCCGAACCACAATATGGAACGTTATTTACACAAAGGCCAGATGCAACTAATTATAAAACAGAAAAAGAATATAGGTTTTTACAAGATGGATTAACATTAGGAGCAGAAAGCTATGCTTATGGTGAAAACGAATTAGGAGGATGTAGATTAAGTTTTGGTGTTAAAGAAAAAGTAGCAGATATAACTACAAATGATGGTTTAGAACCTTATATTAATTCTATACAGCATGAAGATGATGTTAATGGATATCAAACTGATGAATTTGGTGTATTGATTCAAAGAGATTCTAACAATAAATTATCAGCCTTAATTGATCCTACAGATAGTGAAAGTGGATTAAATAATTTTGAAGCAACACAAACAACATTTAAAGCATCTATGAATTTAGGGGGATCAAAAGATCCACATTTATCTGGAAATCAAAGGGGATATCAAAGAGGGGAATTTTATAGATTTGGAGTACAGGTATATGATTTAAATGGTAGTCCTGGTAATGTACTTTGGATTGGAGATATACAAATGCCTGAAATGTACGATGTGTTAAGAATGATTAATGTAGATTATGTTGATTCATTAAGAGGTAGAGGTTTTGATCCTTTAGAACATAGTTATAATTTATCTTATATGCTATCAGGATCATATACCCCACAAGATAGTTTTTTTGATGGTGGAGATGCCGCTGGAATAATTTCTCATCCAAGAATAAAAGATCATAGATTAACACATATATATGGACATTCAGTTCCACCAGTGGATGTATGTTGGTTTAGTGGTATAGGTCCAACTGGATCAACAACACCAAAAACACAAGCTTATATATATTCTAATGGCGTAAAAGTAGGTGAACCCGTTACAGCTACTGGAAATTATCCTCATGATCAAAATCCAGCTAATCAACAAGGAACCTTAAGAGCTAAATTTTATCCAGGATATGCAGAAGAAGATTCTGATATTGAAAATCATAATGACTTTCATTATTTATATGATTTGTATGTAAATTTTGAATTTATTATTCCACAAGAAGTTTGTAAAAAAATATCTGGGTTTAGAGTTGTAAGAGCTGAAAGATTAGAAACTGAAAGAAGAGTTTTACAACAAGGTTTATTAAATCAAACTATGAAATATGGATGGCCAGCTAGTCCATTTGTAGGTGCTTTAGAATCTGGTTATGCATCTGGATCACAATTTAGTGTTAGTGATAATGAAAATTTCAAAGGTGATAATAATCCTTCTTTTCCATTTGTTAATGATCCAAACACACCACCAACATTTATAGAGTATGATAGCTATTTAAATGGTTATATAGGATTAGCAGAAAATGCACATTTTGCTAGATATATAAAAAATAGAACTACTGGAAAATTAACCATAGGTGGTATTAGTGATGGCGAAATAGGAGTTAGAGCTGAATATGAATCAGGTTTATCTTCTTTCAATCATAATAGAAACAGTCATAATTATAGAACTTTGACACCAGCAGTTCGTTCACAAACTGGTCATGTAGGAATGGGAGCGCCAGGACAAAAATCTATGCATTCTGCATATTTTGGTAGTTATGAAAAATGTCAATATGGACAAGATTCATCAGGTAATCCTAGACTTAATAGACATGCAAGAATACCAGAAAAATTATTTACATTAGATGCGCCTGATAGTGCTTTTGGTTCTTTACCATATGCTTTTAGGGAAGGTGATATATTAAGAATAGACACTGTTCTAAAACTATCCGATGAAAGTAGATATGCAGATCAAACATTGCCTTTAGCAAACGATGATGGAACTTCCTCTCAATTTACTATTCCAACTAACTATTTTAATCATGGAAATGGAACTGAGCCTAGTGGTGTTACAACGTCATATGTATCATATAACTTTAATGGAACTGAAACTGATGCATTAAGATTTGCTTCCAAAAGAAAAATAGATTTAAATGAAAACTATGGTTTATTAATAGGTAAATATTATAGTTACGAAACATATTGGGGTATTGGTATGGAGTGCGGTTTAGGTCATGCCTTTGGTCATGATTATAGCGCATCTTGGGATTTGGGTGATACAGCAAATCCAAAAGTAGACTATAGACAATATAACACAATAGGTTCAGCGGTTGAAATTTCAACAGGAGCTATTATACCTGGATCTCAATTTAAAGGTGTAGATGAGTTTGACTTAGGGGAATGGTCAGGTTTTAGTAATAATACTTTAGGATTTATAGAGGATTATCCTTGGTATGGACAATATTCAGTTGTATTTCAAGGTTTATATGTAGATAATGGACAAGGAGCTAAAGAAGATGACATAAATTATAATACAGCATCAACTATGCAAGAAGGGTTAAGAACTATAGTTTTATCAGTAGATAAAAATCCTGATGGATTAGATGGTAGTAGATATAATTTTCATCCAAGAAATGTATCCATGATATTACAAAATCAAGGTTTTTTTAGTAGAGATAATTCAGGTATCGCACAAACTGCAAATACTAATACCAATAAAGATGATTATTTTTTGGGCAATAGCAGGAGCGCCGAAACTTCTAATTCATATATTCCTTTTAAATATTTATGTTCTATAGTAAGAAAAAACATACCTTGTGGTGGATCTTCTATTCAAGGTATAGAAGCAACAAGATATATTCCATGTGGTAATTTTCATCCAGTTAGACCAAGTGAATTGGTTGATGATAATATAACACATCAATTTCATAATTCTAAAGTATTTGGTGGTGATACATTTGTAAATTTGTATTCACATCAAAAAACAAGAACTTCATATATGCCAAATTCATATGCAAGATGGCAAGTGTTTCCTGTAGAGTCATTTACTAACACTGATATGCGTGGTAATTTAAGTTTAAATGCGGGTGATACTATACTAGGTGATCAAGAAGCGCCACCATCAAATGATTGGGACTACAATGAAGTTTATTCACAAGAAAATAATATTAAATCAGGTTTAGTTATTAATGAAAGAATTGTTCAAACTGCGCAAGACTTACCTTATGAAATAGCATACTCTAACACTAAAGTATTAGGTGAAATAGGTGATGCATTTAGAATATTTCCAATAAATCAGTTTCATGATATGGAAGGGCAGTTTGGAGAAATTAATAGAATTATAAACTTTAAAAATGATATATATGTTTTACAAGATGAAGGCTTTGCTAAACTACTTGTAAATCCATTATCTGTAATTAGCGATGACACAGGTCAAAGTTTATTTACGGGTACAGGAGATACTGTAGAAAATCATATTTATATATCTACAAAATTTGGATCACGACACACACATAGTGTTACAACAAGCGAACAGGCTTTATATTTTGTAGATTCAAGATTTGCTAGAATATTTAAATATGATACAGAAAAATTAATTTCATTAGGAGATTCTTTAGGTATAAGATCAGACCTTACTAATATTATAAAAGAAGAAGGTGATTTAGATTCTTTTGTAAAAGGATATAATAACCAAGCTGCATATCAAACAGGAAACACTAGAAACTATGCATCTGATAATCCTTTAAAAGGGTTGGGTATAAACTCTATATTTGATCATAAACATAAAGAGTTAATGATTTGCTTTCATAATAATAAACTTGAATATGATAGCAATGGTAATTATGAAGAAGCAAATTATGTTGGTATGAATGTGGTTTATAGTGAAGGTTTAAATGCTTTTACTTCATATTATACTGCTTATCCATTTTTATGGATTAATGGAGATCCTGGTATTTTTACAACACAGACAGAGCATGATGTAAAATTATTAGTAGATGAAAATGCTAAAACGAAAGTATATAAAAACTTACTAGCTGAACCACTAAAATTATGGAAATGGGATAGTTTTGGTTTTAAATCAAGGTTTTTTGGTAGACAGTCAGCTGCTGTATTAGAAAAAACAATATCTGAAAATCCAGAAAGTGTTAAAGTATTTGATACAGCAATTATAGCAATGACAGAACCATTAGGATATAATCCTGCTATAAAATTTAAATCAGAAAATTTACCTAACTATGTTGCTTCGTCTATACCTGATCGTAGATATAGAGAAGGACAACTAAGATTTCCTTTAAGGGGTAATTTATCTGGAAGTAGAACTAGAGGTCAATATTTGAAAATAGAGTTCATATCAAACAGTCCAATTAAATTTAATATCTTTGCAATAATGGCTAAATACCGTAAATCTTATAACTAATGGCATATTCAGACGTCTTAAGAGCAATGCAGCAATATGGTAGTTTTTATAACTACGGAAACTTTGAGGCTGTAAATCCATATTCAAGTGAAGCATATGGAACTAACATAAGCGGAATTTTATCTGAAAATCCAGAACCTATAAATATTGTTGAAGAAACAGAAAGATTAGGCTCTAATTTAAGTGATGTAGATAAATTTTTATTAGGTGTTGGTCAGGCACAAGTAGGATCAACAATAGGTAAAAGTTTAAAAATTGGTGAAGAAACTCATAGTAAGTTAGGTAAGTTTTTAGGAACAGAAGGCACTACTGAAGGTTTTGATTTAGCTTTACCATTAGCATTATACTCTGGAACAAGAGATCAAAATCCATATGAATATTCAGATTTAGAATTTGCTGGATCTATAGCTTCAGGAGCA